TGCGCATATGCAACCAGTCCTCGCTTCCCTGCGTCGTGTCGTAAAGTATGTAATCTTCGTATTCCTTCATGATTTTGAAATTATTGTTTATTATTTAAAATTCATTTAAATAATAAAATGTTAGCATATAATATCAAAAAATTTTTTCTGTCGATAATACAATATTTGGATGAACCAACCCAGGAAGAGTTGGATTACTTAGAATATTTATCTTTACCCTCAAATATTCAAACGTGATTATAAATTTATACTCTATAAAATGGTTGAATTTGATAGAGGTGATATTATCGATAGGTACAATTATCAATTTAACGCGAATGCGGAAGCGAGTAATGACAAAAGCAAGAAATCATGGTGGGTCATAGGTATTTTGTTAGGCCTTTTTATGAATTTCTTAGCATTTTTGATTTTCTTTATGTTTCACAAACAACAAACCTTTAAAAAAGTATCTAACTAAAAAGATGTTTGTTAAAAATATTTTAAATGGTAGAATAACTATACCTGATAAATTGAAAATATCTCTTTTTAAGCCATATGGATTAAGAAAAACAATAGACAGTATTCCAAAGCAAAATTATGTTCTCGGAGTAGGTTACGAGGAGGGCGATTATCAGATTTGTATTAGTGGAAGAAAGAAAAGAAACGAAAAACTTCAGGATACCGTTAGCAGAGAAATGTTTGAAGAGATTTCTTTGCTTCCTAAATATACGCCTCAATTAAGTTTCAATATAGGTAGAAACCATTTTTACAAAATCAACATTTCTGATACATATATTGTTCACAATAAACTTCGCGTCAATACACAATATGACACGGTAGAAAGAGTTATCGTTTGTATTCATGGAACGCAATGGGAAATTATGGATTATCTTGAAAAGGTAAATTTAGATAAGTACAACTGTGATAACATTACACATATTTGGGCAGACAAAGCAGAAAATATTATGAAATATTTGAAATAACTATTGAATGAAATCGAGTTTTTGTATATCGATGTAAGTTTGTCCATTTATCAACACGTTATAGTATTGGGAGGTGGCCACAATGTAGTTCGAAGACAAGCGTAAACAGCTGTATATTGAACTTGAATCAGTTGATATCAAAATAAGTCTGTCGTAAAATGTTAGACCTTCATCTATGTTGGTATTTCTATAGAAACTCTTATCCTTCTCGCTCAATTTAATCAAAGGTAAACTTTTGATTATCATTTTCGTAGTATCAGACATAGAATTGATCCGGTCTATCACCTTTTTCATCGTTTCGTTCACTCGCGTTTCTATTTCGTCGTAGTTGATTGTAAAATTCTCGCAGTCAGTTTCAGACAATGGAAAATCGCCTTCTTTACACCAACCTCTCATCATCATTCCTAATTCAAACATTGAATCAAAAAGTTCTTTGATGTTATCTTTTGTTCCCTGATCACAGTTCTTAACATACGATATAAACTCTTTCATCTTACTATTCATAACGGTACCGAAAGTTTTAGTGTCCCGAATCGTACTTAATAAGTCCAAAAATTGCTTCTCGTGTGGGAAACTTTTACAAATCGATATAATCTTCTTTAGATTTCTTTCACTTAATATTTCTCCCTCATTTACGAAATCTTTGAATTCCTTGTGCATTTTCAAGAAATTGGTTATCTCTTCCGGTGTCAAAGCAATAATCTGTTTTGTATTCAAAACGCCATAAGATATGATATATTTGGGATTTAACTCCGTGAAGGGTGTCTTGTAAACATAAGTTTCGGTGTATTCGATATCTGGTATAATTCCGGGGTATATATTTTTAGTCATAGTTATCTCGTGTAAGAATTGTCTCGGGTCTGTAATCTCTCTATGATTAACACATTCGCTACTCAATAGTGTCATAAGCATTTTATCATTGTAAAGATAAGACAATCGTTCTTTCCAAAATTTCGTGAGATCGTAGAAATGAGGATTTAGTTTGTAATTATGGGCAAACGAATCATCAAGTACGGGTTTGTAGTTACCTCCTTTGGTAATTTCCAAAATTTCCCTTGAAGGGCAAATAGAAGATGTTACGTCTAAACTGTGGTTTTTTGCCGCACAAACTATTGCTTCTTCATTTGTTAATATAGACCTGGATATAGGGTTTTCCGACCCCCTCAATTTTTCTATCAAAGTATAGGTGTTGTCAGAAAACACGAAATCTTGTTTTTCCGTGTATTTTGTTTCTTTTAGGACATTAATGAGACCAAAGTTATTCATCTGACTTAGTTTTGTTATTAAGTTATCAAGCAATACATATCTCTTTGCAAACGACAATCTAACATACGCCGCCAATTCATTTAGGGTATCGGTGCGGTTAGTCCGAATACCGTTTTCAGCACAAAAGGCATAAAGCATAGTAACATCGTATGAGAGGGGGTTGTTGTTGGTCTTTGGGCCATATGTGAAATTTTCTTCTATCACATTATTGTATTGTACAATATGATTGAAAGCCTTTATAAGTTTAGTTTCCTCCCATGATGTCTCTTTTTGGCTTGTAAAAACAGATAGGTCTTGTAACTCATCAGAAGAATAATCCTCTTTCACAGTAATACTTTTGGTTTCTGATTTTATATATTCAACTATAACATTCCGTTGAGAATCTATATCCTCGGGTGTTATTTCATTACCGAGACATTTCATAATTTCCTCAATAACGCATATAGGTGTGTTGTAATCTACTTCTCCGATGATACTATATCTGTTTAATGAAAAGTTCATATTTTAATTTCTTTTTCTTTAAAAATGGGTAATCAGTCCTCCACTCAATCGTTGGCGAGTACACAGGCTATTAGTAATCAGATAAACAATGTATCTAATGAAAATTGTATTACTGCTTGCGATAGTGATGTCAGTAATATCAATATGCTAATAGAAAATAGTGACATAGAAGGCAATATAAATATAAGCGCAGTTTGTAGTGTTATTGGTTCCTCGTGTATTCTTAAAGCTGCTTTATCGAATAGCGTTCAAAATACGCAGAAAAACTCCCAATCAGCAGAAGCAATGCAAGAATCAGACCCCTTAAGTTGGTTTTCGTCTTCAACTTCGGACCAACAAGAAGATAGCAATCAAAGCACAGCAAACAGAGTTTCGAATATTATTAATAGTACTTGTCAGAATAATTCTACATCTAATGTAGATGGCATTAATATAGAACTCATAGGAGATAAAGTGGGTGGCAACGTCAATGTCAACTCTGCCGGGTCTGTATCAAAATCTCAGTGTATCTTAGACAACGCATCGAGGACAACTTTAGCAAACGACCAATCGAACTCACAAACCGCCAAAGTAATGCAAGGTTCTGCTCTATTATTCGGTATTATAGCAGTCGTAATTGTAATCGTGGTGATAATGATAGGTTTAGTTATTTTAGGTATGGGAGGAATTGGGGGAATTTTTGCTCTCAAAGGACTTTCAGAAAAAGGTAACCCTCAAGGAAACACAATGAGACCTGGAATGCCACCTGGTATGAGACCTGGAATGCCACCTGGTATGAGACCTGGAATGCCACCTGGTATGAGACCTGGAATGCCACCTGGTATGAGACCAACAACTTACAGAGTAAGGTAATTCTAAAAATATTTTTAGAATTATTCATTTTTCTTATCACGCACAGAATAACCATACCATCTCCTTCCCTTTTGTTTACCGAGTCTATCTGGACCAGACATAAATGATATAAATTTTGATTTTTCAACAGGTTTGAAATTTGGATAGTTTTGCTTGTACCAGCTGCGATATTTCGGATAGATATCCGTTGCGGTTATATATTTATTGTCATCAGTTAAACCATCTTCTTTCTTTGGAACTTCGAGATTTTCATCAATGAAAGCATTGAAAGGATCGTTCTTAGACCAATATTCTTCCATAAATTTCTTGATATAATTAGGTCTCACAAGACCTTCTTTGAGGTATCTTTCGTAATTTTGAATACACAGCCAGTTCAAAGCACCAGCAAGGCGTGGAATGTTTTCTTCAAATCGTGGATCCATACGATATCGTTTTTCTTTGATTTGTTCTTCAAATGTCTCAGCAAGTGGGGTCAATTCCTCTTCTTCTGGCTTTAACCATCTTCCTTCAAACGGTATCATCATAAACCTATTCTTGGTTGCTTCATCCATTCCATTGATATCAGGCACAATGTTAAGAACAAGTATATATTTGAAAGTACTTTCAATAGTCCCCCCATCTTCTCCACAAGAACGGGCATAGAAACTATCACCACCAGTTATTCTCTTGATCCGTGCACCCTTCCAAGATTCGTCACTATCTGGTTCTGATGTGAACGCCACAGCCGCATCTTCACATTGCGCAAGTTCAGGAGATGGTCCGCTTGTGCCCATCTTTTTACCGCTGAAAAATTCTTCTGGGAGATCGCAATAGTAATCTCCTAACCAGCATCTTATCATTTTCATCAAAATAGATTTGGACCCATTAGTGTCTCCTATCCACACTCTACAGAGTTTCTCAGCGTTTCTCCTGTAGATCAAAGAAGCGAGGTCTTTGAGCATATAATCTCCGATTTCTTCATTTGGGAACACTTGTTTCAGATACTTGATAATGTCTTTGACATCTGGGTGGTCATATGAATAATTTGTCATGTAAGGAACTCCTATCTTTTTAGTTATGAAATCCTCTGGTTTGCCTTCTCGTTGGATTGCTTTTTCTTCTGTAAGTTCAATAACACAATTTGAACAACCAAGTAAATTTGGATTCTTGTTCAAAACCTTATTAAGGTTTTCATAGTAAAAGAATGTCCGGATCGATTTCAAAAGACAGCCTCTAAAAGGTACATTTCTCAACATTTGGATGAGTTTTTGAACCTTTTGGATTTCGTCTTGAAGTTTTTCAACCGACTTCTGATGAGTTTTGCTACCAACTTTCATTCTTGAATTGAGTTTTTGGATATCGCCTTGAAGCTGATAAGACAGGTTATCAAAGCACGGTATAAATTCATTCGTAATCGTTTTTTCTATCTTTTGTTCCTCTATACTAACCAAACGGTTTCTTCTAAATTCATACCACTTTTTACCAGTGAACATATAACGCGTCCAAAAACATCTATAAAATGCTTCTCCAACAATAGTATGTTCACGTTCCATAGCATCATATAATACAGGATAACACCAATTTCTATGCCAGTTGTCGTACTTTTTACGATTATCTGTTCTAAAGTACCATCCCAGAGTTCGCACCGTTACTTTGTCGTTCTCGAAGGTATCATAGTGTTGTTCACAAAATTCTTTGTTGAATTTTTTCGTTTTAGCTGCTACTTTAATCCATTCATAGAGCCCTCTATAACCCCCATCAGTGGCACTATAATATGCGCGACCTATATCCAAGAACGAGGATTTGGTGTTGATTCTCTTTTGAGTAAGATATCTCACGAGTTCGTTACAAAGGTCAAAATCAGACTTAATGTCACCTATTTCTTCTTTGTCTTCTTCGATAACAACGGATGATGTATCACTACTTGTTTCTTGTTCTTTCAATTCACAAGTATTTGAATGATAAAAAATAGACAAGAACATAGGGAGCGTATACAATGAGAATGAATAATCATCTTCTATGTCACAATCATCGTTTATAATATCAATATCTTCGGGTATACACTTGTTTTTGATAATGAAACTATGTTTATCATATGAAAATACATCGTTCAACTTGAGAGTATCGCAGGTGCCATTTGCCCCTTCTGTGCTGTATACAGATACAAATGCTACTGGCGGAATCTGTTTTGGTTTATCCGTAGATCCATATAGAGACACATATTCACCGATATCTATTAACGAATCCTTCCAACCACCTTCCATAATGTTATTATATACAGATGAAATAGCATTTTTTTCAAGCATTTCCACTATAGATGGATTTATTACGCTATTGATGATATCACGCTTAGTTCTACAAAATGGGAACTGGAATCTGAGCCTAATGCATGTTTTGCCCTTTTCATACCAAGTTTCAGATTTTAGAAAAACACATATTGTTTCATAAATGTCACTCGTTATTTGAAAATTTTCTTTGATGGTGTATTGATAAATTTTGATAATTTCGTTAATCAAATTATCGTTACAAATTTCTGTTTGAGAACATTTGATGATAAAATCCCCTATCAATGGACAGTGTTTCTCTATCTTTTCAGATAAACAGAGAACAGGGAGTTCGTGCCATTTACTGTAATCCTTGCTAAAACTAGCATCACAGTAGTTTTTGTAGAAAAGGACGACATCGTTTAAGTCTATGTCGTGAACCCCCCTGTTTAGTGAATCAAAACAAGTAAATACCCTTGCGGATACTTTATTCTTGAATAATTGTTGGATATCTGAATACGATTCAGCCATTTTATTTCAGATATTATATTTTAAAAAATCATTTTAAAATGAAAAACATTTATTTTTTTTGGTCAAAATTATGAAATATTAAAATGGTGCAACCTTTATTTGAGC